GAAAATGGTTGGCGACAAAGAGTACGCACGTCGAAGAGCTTTAGAAAATCCAAAAACCTCTGAGCCCTCTGACACTGCACCAATGGAAAAGCCACATTCTGATTCCGATGATGATGTCGTTATGTCTGGTAATATTGAAGATGCAATTTATGATATGGTCAAAGGTGCTGATGCAGGCGAAGTAGCAGAAATTTTTAATGCTGTGTTCTCGCGCTTTGAACCTGAAGCGGCCGAAGAAATTATGACTTCCTTGTACGGTGGCAAAGAAATGGATGCAAGACAGCAGCAAGGTAGACAAGTTGGGTTCAAGCTTGAAGAACTCAAATTTTTAATTAAAAAAGTTTTAGCTGAGAGTGTATGAGCTTTGAACTCACCAAAAAACAAAAAGTTCAAGAAATCTTAAAGTGCGGAGCAGACCCCGCTTACTTCTTAAGAAACTATGCCCGTATATCTCACCCGATGCACGGGCTTATACTTTTTAATACTTATGACTTTCAGGACGTATTGCTGAATGATTTTAATGATCATAGGTTTAATGTAATTTTAAAAGCAAGACAGTTGGGTATTTCAACGATTACAGCCGGGTATATCTCTTGGTTAATGCTGTTCCACAAAGACAAGTCTATTCTTGTTATGGCAACAAAGTTCGCCACAGCAGGAAACCTTGTAAAGAAAGTCAAAAGTATTATGAAGAACCTCCCAGAGTGGATTCGTATTGCTACTATCTCGGTTGATAACAGAACATCTTTTGAGTTGTCAAATGGCTCAACAATTAAGGCAGCATCTACATCTGGGGATGCTGGTCGTTCTGAAGCACTGTCACTGTTGGTGCTTGATGAGGCTGCACACATTGAGGGCTTAGAAGAGTTGTGGACTGGTCTGTATCCTACACTATCTACTGGTGGTCGCTGCATTGCATTATCTACCCCTAACGGTGTTGGAAATTGGTTTCATAAAACATGCGCTGATGCTGAATCAGGCGCAAACAACTTTAATCTAACAACGCTACCGTGGGATGTGCATCCTGATAGAGATGAAGAATGGTACAAAAAAGAAACTAGAAACATGTCCAAGCGCCAGATAGCACAAGAGTTGGAATGCAACTTCAACACATCTGGCGAAACTGTAATTGATCCTGACTGTATGGAATGGCTTTTATCAAATGTATGTGAACCGAAATATAGAACCGGGTTTGATAGAAATATTTGGATGTGGGAAGAGTACGATCCATCTTGTAATTATCTGATGGTAGCTGATGTAGCCAGAGGCGATGGTGCTGACTACTCTACATTTCATATTGTAAAACTTGAAACACTAGAAGTTGTGGTAGAATATCAAGGAAAACCAACTCTCGATATGTACGCGAATGTGCTTAATCAAGTCGGTAGAGAATTTGGTGAGTGCTTATTGGTTGTCGAAAACAACAATGTTGGATATTCAGTATTAGATAAACTTTTAGAAATGGAATATCCTAATTTGTATCATTCAATAAAGTCAACTCATGAATATATTGATCAGTATATGGCTGAAAGTATGAATTCTGCAGTACCCGGTTTTACCACTTCTATGAAGACTAGACCTCTTATCATAGCTAAATTAGAAGAGTTTATCAGAAATAAACTAATTACGGTATATTCATCTCGCACTATAAGTGAAATGAAGACCTTTATTTGGAGGAACGGTAAACCACAAGCAATGAAAGGCTACCATGATGATTTAATTATGGCGTTAGCAATTGCATGTTGGGTTAGGGATACAGCACTTCAGGCTAGTGCTAGAGACTTAAATTACAAAGAAGCTTTCGCTAAAGCTGTTTATACTACAAAAACTATTATGAATACACAAATTAAAGGTCAACACGGCTACAAAGAAAAAGAAATATTTGATAAAATTAGTGAAGCAAAAAGTTTATATGAACAATACAAATGGATTATAAAGTGAGAACATAAATGGCAGACAATAAGAAAAAAGGCAGAAACCCGGTAAACCAGCAATCTGAGTTGTTTAAAGCTCTTACCAGATTGTTTTCGGGACCAATAATAAATTACAGATCACAATCTGGTACAAAAATTAGAAGACAACATTTAGATAAATATTCTTCACGCTTTCGTACCGCCTCTGGTCAACAGTTTAAAAAAGCTTTATCTTCCCCCCTTGACAACATTGCATACAATGCAATGCAAAGCCAACGCCGTGTTGAAAGATACGTAGACTTTGATCAGATGGAGTATATGCCAGAAATTGCGTCGGCGCTTGATATATATGCTGATGAAATGACAACATACTCTGAATTAAGACCTATGCTTAATGTTAAATGTTCAAATGAGGAAATCAAAGCTGTATTGCAAAATCTGTATTCAAAGGTTCTTAACTTAGAGCATAACCTTTTTTCTTGGGCACGGACAATGTGTAAGTACGGAGATTTTTTCTTGTACTTAGATATTGATGATAACTTCGGTATTCAGTCTGTTATTTCTATTCCCATTGGAGAAGTCGAAAGACTTGAAGGGCAAGATTCTACGAATCCAAATTACATACAATACCAATGGAACTCAGCCGGTATGACATTTGAAAACTGGCAGATTGCACATTTTAGAGTTCTTGGTAATGATAAACATGCTCCATACGGTACATCTGTTTTAGATCCTGCTCGTCGTATTTTTAGACAGCTTACGCTTGTTGAAGATGCTATGATGGCTTATCGAGTTATTCGTTCATCTGAGAGAAGATTATTTAAGATCGACGTTGGTGGAATTCCACCAAATGATATTGAACAATACATGGAAAAAATTGTTACACAATTAAAAAGACATACCGTGATTGATCAACAAACTGGTCGAGTTGATTTGCGCTATAACCCAATGAGCATTGAAGAAGATTACTTTATTCCAGTTCGACCGGGCTCTGTTACTGATGTTACAAACTTAGCTGGTGGTCAAAATACAACTGCTGTTGAGGATGTTAAGTATCTTAGAGATAAGTTGTTCTCCGCTCTTAAAATTCCACAGCCATACTTAGCAATGGGCGAAGGTGCGGCCGAAGATAAAACAACACTCGCTCAAAAAGATATTCGTTTTGCAAGAACAATCCAGAGACTTCAAAGAATTCTTACTGCAGAGTTAGAAAAGATTGGTATTATTCACTTATACACTCTCGGCTTTCGCGGCGATGATCTTCTTTCGTTTGCACTTAGCCTTAACAATCCATCAAAGATTGCAGAGCTTCAAGAAATTGAATTTTGGAAATCCAAGTTTGATATTGCTGCGTCAGCTACCGAGGGCTATTTCTCTCGACGTTGGGTTGGTGAGCATATCTTTGGCATGTCTAACGAAGAGTTTGTTCGCAATCAAAGAGAAATTTACTATGATCGCAAATACGATGCGTCACTTCAACAAGTTGCTGAAGCTGCTGCTGCCGGCGATGCTGCCGCTGGTGGCTTAGGCGGCGATGCTGGTGGCTTAGGCGGTGATGCGCTAGGTGGAGCCCTTGGTGGTGATGCAGGCGCTGACGCCCTCGCCGGTGCTCTTGGTGGTGACACACCAGCAGAAATACCTGCTGCCGATGCTGATGCCGGCGCAGCGGATGATTCAGCACTTCTTGCTGTTCCGCCCGGCTCTAGAAATGATAAAGTTAGAGAATATGAAAAAAGCACTTACATTGCAAAAGATGGTACAAATGACAAAAGAGACATGGGTGCCAGAACTCGGTCTACACATGCTTTGTATAACAGAGAAAAAGGCGGTAGAGCTAATAGAGCAAAGTTCCCCGGCGCTCGTGACCTTGCTACGTCACCAATTCCGAGTATAGCAAAAGGTATTTATGAAGAGGAAGAACCTATTTATAAATTGAAAGAGACTAATGAAGAACAAAAACTTTTTCAAGTTAATGAATCATTAGATCATTTAATCAAAAGTTTAGAAGACAAAAAAGATATCATAACGGAGCAAAATGATGAAAACTAAATATAACAAAAAAAGAAATACTGCTTTTGTTTATGAGGCGTTGATTAGAGAAGGAACGTCTGCAATTTTACAAGGTGACCATGATAGAAAAAACACCGTTGTTAAATTGATTAAAAAACATTTTGCACCTGATTCTATTTTATACAAAGATTTGCAATGTTATCAATCTCTCTATGGATCTCAAGGCTTAGATAAAGAAGTTTGTGAAAAAATTATGAAAGAAGCCAAATTAGGACATCGTGTTCTGGATCCGCATGGTTTGTTTGTAAGCCAGACTGATTTAATTAAAGATGTAAATAAAGAATTGGAACCAGCCGTATTTAATAATTTTGTTCCAAATTATAAATCATTAGCTAATATTCACAAAATGTTTAATTCTATGAGCAGCCCCAAAGAGTCTGTAATTTTAGAACAAGCTGTGCTTAAACAAATGTCCGATTCAGCAGATTCAACAAACGACTTTGATGTTGATAACTTAGTTGTCGAAGAGTTTGTTAAGAAATTTAACAGTAAATACGATAGTGTTCTCTTAGAAGAGCAAAAGCAATTACTTAGCTTGTATATTAGTTCTTTTGTTGATAATGCTTTAGAGTTTAAAATGTTCTTAAATGAAGAATTAACACGCTTAAAAACTGAGCTTGTGAACTCTAAAAACAATGAACATGTTTCTACTGATGATGAAATGATTAGTAAAACAAACACAATTATAGAAAAATTAGAAACCCTTTCTAAAGGTGAAGCAGATACAAACATGTTGCTCACAGTTTTAAAGGTGCAAGAACTTGTAAAGGAATTTAATTAAAATGCCCGTCGTTATTCGTGTTGGTAAAAAAGCTAATGAAAAGAAAGTTAGACTTGAGCTTAATGCTCGTCAGGCGCTTAACGGCGATGTTATGATTTTTGATCATGGTGATATTGATATTGTTTTGTCACCATCAACTAAAAAAGTAGTAGCATTCCCCAAAGAAACATTATCAGATTTAGTATATGGTGCTCAAAATAGATTAATGACCGTACTAATGAAAAAAGGAATTATTAAAGCCGAAAGTATTCAAGCTGGTTCTTACTTTGGAGCGCTCGAAGGTCAAATACTTGAATCAACAAACCCTGATATAAACGGCGCAAAGCTTGCTTTAATTAATATATCACAATTTATTGAGGAAGAAAGACCATACTTTGAAAACACTGAAGCAATTATTTCCAAGTCTGAAAAGGAATTAGTGCATCCTGACAAAGAAGATTCAACAGAACTTGGTGAAGTTCCACAAGCAACTGAAAAGGGTTCGCTTAGACATACATATGTTAAGGATCCTTACGCACTAAA